ACCAATCCATAATAACATTGCAAATTTTATAGCTTTAGGAATATCTCCATTTTCATCCTCAAGCTGAGTTAAAGGATAATCTATGTATTTAGAAATCATTTCACAAGCAGCACCCTCTAATGACTCAATGTAAACATCATCATCAGTAAAATCTGCTTCAATATTTAAATGCTTCTTTATTTCTTCTATTGTTAAGTATTCCATGCTGCTATATTATTTGTTTTTTAAAAAGAGGAGGATATTTAATATATCCTCCTCACACGTATAAAGAATTATGATAAGAGGAATATGTGCTAATTACTAAGAACTAGCAATTTTTAGTTTTATTCATTTGTGGTGTCAATTGCTACAAGTGCATTGTCTCTACAAAGCTTGCCATCCATGAATGCATTTACGATAATCATGATCTGGCCATTTGCTAATGTAGCACTATCAGCTACAACATCGATTCTGATATCTCCCCAAACACCCATTACAAGTTGTGAGAAATCACCAGCAAGAGCCATCTTGCTTTCTACATTGCTTGAAGTAGCAGCTTTGTAACCATCAACTTCACCATTTGCGAATACCATTCCATGGTCATTGATTACCATGCTCTTCATAGCAGCCTTTGCAGAAGGTGAAAGAACGAATGAAATGTTCTTGAAGTTGTCTTCCTCAAGACCTGCAACTGCTTCATTAAGTGATGCATAATCAACTACTTCTGCTGGAGTAAGACCATAGAATAAACCTGCTGGTTGTGTTGAAGTTCCTGCTGCATCACCAAGAAGAGTTTCTTCTAATTTTGCATTAAGTGCGAAAGCAATATCATTGCGGATTGCAGCCTCTATATCAGGAGTTGTCTGAGCAAGGAACTGTAATGAAATAGGGAACTTACCAGTGATTCTCTTAGGACTAAGAGATACACTTGTGAATGAACCAGAACCATCATCTGCTGCTGCAACTTCACCTTTCCAACCTACCTGACTAGCACCAAGTACAGGGATTTGTACATCACCTACAAGACCTGTATAAAGTCTTGCTCCAAGACCTACAAGTACATTCTCTTGTCTAAGTGGTTCAAGAACATCCCAAACCTCTGTTGCAACTGTGTCTTCTCCTTCAACAGTTACAGTGTAGTTAGGCTCACCTGCTCTGTTAAGTATGATTGGCTCATGAGTAGTCATACTTCTTTTAATTGCGTCTACTAAAGAAAATTTCTTTGTTTCCATTTTATCTATAGATATATTTTTATTTGATTTTTCTTCCTTTTCATCCTCTACTTCAGCTTCTTTTTCAAGTTCTTCTTCAAGATCTTTTGCTTCTTCTTCTAACTTAGAGATTTCATCTTCATTTGCTTTGAATTCATTCTCCTCATCTTCTGAAAGCTCTCTTGTTTCTTGTTTTGCTAAAGCCAAGATTTCAAGGTTTCTGTGGATTAAATTTGCCTTCATATCGGCGATTTCTAAACTATTTCTCATAGTATTATTAATTATATATTTACTTTCTCTAAGAAAGATTTAAGTCTTTTGTCAAGATTAGCAATAATTTCATTCTTTCTATTTTCCTCTTCCTTTCTTTTTTCCTCTGCTTCTGCTTCATCAAGACTTCTCTTAATTGCTTCAATATCAATATTCTCTCTATTTGCTACAGAAGTAGCTGGATAAGCTGCTGTATTTACTATTGAACAATCATAAAGACCACCAATTTCATTTATCTCTCTTTTAAGATTACCTGCTTCATCACGATACCATCTTTCACATGTATTATTGTTTGGTAAACTGAAGCAGAAACTACATTCATATAAATTACCTGTTCTAATATTCCATAAAAGCTCATTTCCACGCTCTGTCTCTGGCGCTTCAAATTCAAATGCAAGTCCTTTTTCATCAAGAGAAAGTCTAAGTGTACCGTTTCCTTCAACCCATCTTGCAAGCATCTGTTCATCATTATGGTTTGTATTCATTATGATGTTTGAACGGTTGAGAAGGTCTTGAGTGATAGCAGATTGTCTGATAATTTCCTCAAAACCACCTAAATCTCTACTCCAAGAATCAAAAACAACAGCATAACCTCTAATTGTTCTAGCATTTTCATCTGCTCTTAATTCTGTATTTATATTTCTATATATTTTGTTCATCTTCTTCTTCATTATAATTTTGATCCTCTATCGTATTTTGGCTTAAATCAGTAAAAGCAATAAAATGTTTATCTCCATTCTCAATTGGTGCATAACCAAGAGCTTTTCTTGACTCATTTATGCTCAAAATACCATTCTTTACTAAGTTTGAGTAGTAATTTGATGTGCTTGTCTTGTCACTGAACATTATAAATGATTCATCAAAATCAATTACAATTTTACCTTTCTCACTAGGTTTAAGAAGCTTTCTATTGAACTCTCCTTCAATCATTGAAATAAGAGGATAAATACAATGACTAAGGAATGCAATGTTTGCTTGTTCTATGCTGTTATAGCTGCTACCTGAATTGATACCAAGAAGAATTGGATCTATATTCAAGAATCTTGCAACCTCTTCTGTATTCCATTTTCTTGACTCAATCATTTCACTGTCATTAGCATTGCTACCAAGAGGAGTATACTCCATATCACCACCAATTACAGCAATTCCTCCGCTTTTTCCTGCACCATGTACTGTCTGCCAACTTTGTTTAATGTCTAATTTCTGTGCTGAAGTAAGAGGTTTACTTGATTTAAGAATACCATCTACATTAGCTCCATTTTCAAAATAATTCTTAGCATGGTTATCAGTTGCAAGAGCAATTTCAAGCAGCTTTTTAGCATAAATTGGAATACCTTTGCCTTGTATTCCATCTTTTGAGTTAAGAACAAGATGAATTACATTGATTGGTTCTACTCTCTTTGAAGTGATATTAGGGAATAAATAATACAGTTTTCTAGGTTTTTCTGTATAAATTATTGAATATGAGCCGCTTGGTGCATATATAAGCTCTATTGGTGTGCCATCACTTGCTCTATTAATATAGCAGACACCATTGCCATTTATATATAGATCCCAAATTATTTGCTTGATTAGAGTGAACTTGCTGATAAGACCACCATCAAGGGCAATATTTATAGGATGTGACAAGATTTCACCACTGTTGATATCTTTTACATTAATTGGTACAGCTGCCAATGTATTAGAAATCAACTGTATACCAGCAAAAAAAGAAGATACTGCAGTAGCTTCACCTTTTGATAGATAAGGTGTTAAGAAATCAAGACCAACTGGAACGGTATATGACTCTGTTACTTCTCCGTCCCTTTTTTCTACTGCTGCTGGTTGTTCTATAGTTTGTTTAGATTGTCTATTAAATAATGCCATCTACATTATAAGTAGATATATTTGTACGTACTTAAATTAATATAGAAACATTATTTTCAATTGTTTATAAAAATATAAAAACCACTCGAATCTCACGACTAGAGTGGTAAAAATATTTAGTATTAATATGAAAAAAAATTATAAATAATTATTTATAATATAGAAATAATATTATTAAATTTTCATAAAAAACGCTCTGAACCATCACGGCTGAGAGCGTATAAATAAATAAATAATATTATGTTTTATTTTTATTAAAAAGAATGTTCATTTATAATATAGAAATATTAATCATTTTGTTTCATCAATATTATTATCTTCTTGAAGACGATTATTAATATAAGAAATAACATCATTAATTCCACGTCTATAAGCATCATTTTCAACAAGGCCAACTAAAATACAAAGTAGTATAGTAGATAATAATTTTTTTATATCAAATACAAAATCACTTGCAAAATAAAAACAATATATATAAGCAAAAATATTAACTACAATTGATAAAATAAAGTAAAAATGCTTGTAAATAAACTCTTTCATAACTCTTTATCTATCATATTTTTATATTGTTTTCCTTTTTCCCAAATATGTTTTTCTTCACTTTTAGCATATCCTTTTCTATATCCATCGGAAAATGTGTAATTTTCCACTACATTTATGAAAAATATCAGAATAAATCCATACCAAAAGGTTGAACTCCATAAAATTACATTATCTTCTATAATCCTATAAATATGCACTATTATCATACTCAAACAACACGGAGTAATAAATTTCCATTTTAAATCATTCCATCCTTTTTTCATAAATTTTTATCTATATATTTAAAATTTCCTTTTTTTACTTGGTAACCAACATAATTACTATATGTTTTACCATAATATTCAGCAGCTTCTTTGCATGAATCAAAAATCAAATCATCCTTTACAGAATAAATCCTTTTACAAGCATTTTTTAATCCTCTCATCTTCTTCTTTGTTTCTTCACTTTTTGTTCTGCCAGTAAAATATTCAGAAAGATTTCTTTTAAATTCTTCGCTTCTAATCTTTCCTTTATTACCTTCAGAAATCTTTCTTTTAGTTTCTTCACTTTGTTTCAATCCTTTTGGTCTCATAATGATTATAATATACAAATATTAATTAATAATTTTAAAATTCAATTACATTGTCCCAACCATTTAGGAAGAGGATTCGACCTGAATAGTCATTTTTATTGATTCTTATTTCTCCACGAGCACCGTAAATTTCTTCATTACCATTTTTAATTTCAGTACATTTAAACTGTGTCTCGATATATTCATTATTATTAGTGAGGAAATATTTTTCATCAAGAATAATCTCTGATATTTTATGTTCGTAATGAAAAATCATTCCGTAACCGTTATTATTGTCAAATTCAAAAGTCTTATTAATCAAGTCATTCAATATTTTCTCGACTGGATTCAACTTGCTCTCTTTATTAATCTTCAACATAACTTTTATTTTTTAGTGATTCATTATCTTTACATTATTAATATAGAAACTTTTTACAAAAATTCATTATTATTTAATAAAAAAATGATACCTACATCATCTCGACGCAGGTATCGGCACTAAATACATTATAATTATATTATGATTGAAAAAGTAGTATAGTCGCTGTATATTATATTAATGTATATATTCATATACATATATGAATTATAGTAAAGTATGATATATTAATTCAATAATTACACTACTTCTACATCACCATTTCCATCTGCTAACCATCCACCAAGCGCTTGGAGTATAGCTATGACTGCATCTATCTTACTCTCACGTGAGTCCTTTGTCGGTTTAGCATTAGAATTAATATCTTCTTTTAGAATAACATTTTGAAAACACCATCTTGTAATTGGGTTTTCATCTAAAAGAATATCTCCTTTCTTAAGAAGATATTCAAACGTACGTACTGGTTTAGTAAAATTGCCTATGCTTTGGCTATATGGAACACATGGAAGACCAGCTTCTGTGGCCATTATTATAAACAAAGTACTTTGCCAGGCATCATAATAGATTCCATTGAACATGAAATTATCTACACTGCTAAGCATATCATCAAGTATATACCTGTAATCTGTTACGTTGCCTGGATTTACTGTCAAATACTTATGCTGTTGCCATTGTCTATATTTCTGCCAATTCTTGTTATTTTCAAGACATTCACTTGGTAAATAATAAAAGCATTTAAATAAATACTTAGTTGGCTCAAATTCTCTATGCTCATCAGGAGGTGCAAACAAACAATACACTGTTAAATCTGATACAGATGCGAGGTCAAGAGATGCATTTACTATCTGTCCATTAAATGCTTCAATAGGTATCTTCTTCATGTTCGCCTTTATCACTTCATCACTTATCCACACTGATGATGACTCTACCCATTGGTTTAAATTCTTTGTGCGGACGCCTACTTCCATTGAAACATTGTTTTTAGCAAGCGTAACTTGTTGACTGATATAATCTTTAGTTACAGTAATGTCTAATGATGGTATAGCTTTCTTCCATTTAGACTCATCAAACCAGTCATCACCTTTGTCTAACTCATATATAAGTGCAAAGATTGAATCATCTTGTTTATTACCCATCAATATATCAGCACACATGTCTCTGTATTCTTTACATGGTCCATATATGTTGAACCCACTAGTAGTGATATATATCATCATTGGATTTCTACGCATACCCATACCAGACATCATTACATTTGGTAAGTCATTAGTTTCTAATGAGTGGTATTCGTCAATTATAGCAAAGTGTGGATTGAATCCATCTCCAAGCTTTGCATCGGATGACATCATCCTTATTCTGCCTTTAGTTGGATTGAAAGTGATTGTGTTCCTAAGACAATTCAATATACCATTCTTATTGATGCTCTCTGCATAATTGGTAGCAGCTCTGAAACCAATCCTTGTCTGCTCTGCTGATGGTGCTACAAAATCAATTTCAGCACCTGCTTCTCCATCTGCTATAAGACCATAGAGCGCAAGTGCTGAAGCTAAACTTGTCTTTCCACATTTTCTGCTAATCTGAATATAAGCATTTCTACATACTCTCTTGTCTGTACCTTTCCAATATAAACCAAACATAGCATATATCATAAATGCTTGCCAGTCTTGCAATATGAATGGCTTCTTGTAGAACTGTCCTTCAGTATGATGTAATTTAGATATGAAATTTACTGGTTTATCTGCCATATCCTCTCGGAATTCCATATCATCTCTTTGAAGAAACTCTAAATATCTTTTGCATGCAAGTTTGATTAGATAACCAGCTAAAACTTTTCCAGACAATACATCATTAGCATATTTTGTATATTTCTCTGGATAAATTTTAGCCATCAATCAAACTCTCAAGATAATTTTGTGTGTCTCTTTCTAACTTGTTGTCTTTGATACGTGATGCTGAAAGCGGATTCAACCCAAATGAATTCATAATCTTCAGTGCAGCTTGCTGCGCTGTGTTGAAAGCCTGGACTGCTCCTGATTTTCTTTGGACTCCTTGATGGTCATTATGTTGGAATCCTTCTTTGTCAAAAATTTCTTTAGCTTGCAACATGATGTCCACATTCATCGCAAGTGTGTCAAGAGAAATTATATAATGTGGATAAACTTCTCCGTATTTGTCAAACAATGAATCAACAATTTGACTCATGTATTCCTGGATCTTTGGTTTGTAATTCTCGTATCTTGTTAAAATTTCTTTCTTTTCCATGTAACAAAAATGTTATTAAATTTTGATTTTCTTACCCGAAGTGTAAAGAAAAC